GTCTACGTCTGTATCACGAAAGATACGTATTGCAGCTGGGCTTGCTGGTATGTTGCCTGATGTAAAGACAACATTACCGCCGCCGGTGGTTGTGTAGCTAGTTATATTATAGTGAGTAGTAACTGTCTTGATGACACCATCTACATCAACTTTAATATCTTCTACCTTATAAGAAGGGAAAGAAAACGTTTTAGTTGCGTTTCCATCCCCAGTGTAATCTACGAATGTTGTTGCCATTATTTATAAATGTTGAGGATGTTTTGCGAACTTGTTATATTTGCACTTTCTTCTTTTTTAAGTTGTTTCCTAAGTTTTTTGTCTGCACGCTCTTGAGCAAGTAAAACAGCACCTTCATCTTGTAAGACTCTATTCCACGCAGCTTTACGAGCTGAATCGAATAGTCGACCTATCATTATATTATGGTAGTAGTCTTTAGGATCAAACTCTGACCTTCTGCCAGAATCTATATCACTGTACATTAAGTCTAGTGATGCTATAATTTTAGGATTTTTAGCAAGTCTGCTAAGTAATACTTCAAGTCCTTCTTGACCTATTTCACGCTGAAACTTAGAACGTAACTCAGGGCTATCAGTTAGGTCATCACCATTAGGAGAAAACAATACTGATAAACGTATGTCATATCCACTTCTAAACAGAAACTCTCTACCTAAGCTAGGTGTTAAGTTAAAGTTTACAGGAATAAATGCGTTGTATGCTCTTGTTATAAAGTCGTGATTTTTAATAGGCTTACCATTAAGTAAGTCGTATTTTATAGGTAAAGGTTTACCAGTTAAATTTTCGCTTAACAAGTTACGGTTACGTATGGAATCAATAATTCCAGAGTTAAGTTCTCTTGTATGTGGTGTAAATATTTTACCTAAGTCATTACGTATACCAGCAAGTGGTAGGTTGTTGTTAGCAAAACTTGCTAGAATTCTACTAGCTTGACCCGGTTTACCACCGAATAAATCAGCAAATGACTGTAAGCCTGCTAAATATGATTTACTTGTTACACCTTGAGATAGTAGTAAAGATACTTTTAATAAGTTATCTTCTGTCCATTCTTCGCCCATAAGTAAACTTGCGTCACCTATGTCAGCTACCATAGACATAATCTGGTTAAATGGTTCAAATGAATCGTAGTTAACACCAACGTCACCAAAGTAAATCATGCGTTGTTGATAGCCGCTATCTAACCATTGCCCACGTTTTTGTCTATCTACTGGTCCGTTACCTGTCATTCTACCTGTCATCCATGCCCATGTAGCCATGCTGACTAAACTAGAACCCATCGCCAATCTACCTGTTTGTAGTGCTTTAGCGTTGATAAGATCTTGTGGACTGTATATCCCATACTGAGCTAATGCTTCTAAGTTATCTCCGGGTCTAGCAAACGCTATGTCGTTAAATTCTTTGACAAGAAAGTTAAATCCGGGTGTATGTTTAGCTGTAAGTTTTAATCCGTTTACACCTGTTCTAGCAAATAAAAAGAAAGGTTTAGCCCAAGGGTTCTGTTGAAATACAGAGTTTAGGTTTGCTGCAAATCCTTTTAGATCTTGTGTAAGTGTAACTTCTTTACGTGCAAACTGTGCTGCTTTATCAGTTAAGTTACCGTCAGCATCAAAAATATCACGATAAAAAAAGTCTTCGTATGATCTTATAAGCTGTGGAGTTATATTATCAAATGATTTTATTTTACCACCAGCCATCTGGTCCATAGCAGATATAAGAGCTTTTTCTCTCATTCTAACTCTACCTAGTATGTGTGCAAACGCATCATCAGTTGCAGCCATGACCTTTGTAGAGTATGTCAGCAAGCTGTTATGATTCATAGCACGAGCCATGTTAGCCATTCTAAATGCTGCTTTATCACCAGCACTAGCACGGTCACTTTCAGCCCATCTACGTAGTATTTCCCAGTTAGCATCGCCCTGTGTATATTCAGAAAATCTAGTTTTTATAGTTGCTAAGTCACCTGACCAGTATGAGTTAAGTCTTGTTTTAAACAACTCAAAAGATTCTGGTATAGCTTCCATCATAGCGTTCATAGACGCAAGACCTGTACGTATAGTTCTAGTATCTCCAGTAAATGGATAACGTATTATACCACCTAAAGTCTGATTCATAGGACGTAAGAAGGTATGAGTAGCTGTACCAATTATAGCACGTAATGGTGTTTTAGGAGAGCTTAGAACACTATGTGTCATAACACCCTGTAGTTCTCTTATTAACGCACCAGCCTGTGCTTTACCTTCGATCTCACCACCTTTTATCATCTTTCTAGCCCATGCGTCAAAGTCATCTAGACTGTTAACTGTTTGCATAGAAGAGAAAGCTTCAAATAATGCCATGAGTAATTCATTATCATCACTACCGTCAGCTATATCTAATATAGTTTGTATAGATTCACGTGTATCTGACATCTCTTTTGTTAGAGTTTTAGTCAAATAGTTACGTTTTACACCAGCACCTAGCTCTCTAAAGTTTTGTGACTTTATAATTCTAGCCTTTTTAGCTTCCGTCATAGCTACAAATATAGTATCACGTATAGCTTCTAGTGGACCATCTGTATCTGCAAGGTCTACAAAGTCTTTTAACTCTCTACCAGCAATACCTAGATCACGTACTTGTTGTAATAATGTACCTACAACCATATCTGCTACGACAACATATTTACTTGTAATAGTTTCTACGCTATCTACAAGGTTGCCATCAATGTCAGTAATAGAATATGCGTCAGTGGCTTCCAAAATTTCTTTTAAATATTCTTGAGGTGACATATCTGCTGCATTTCTACCAAGTGTAATACGTTGGTGTGCAGCTATAGCATCTCCAAATACATCAACTAAGGATAGTCTATTACGTTTAACCTCGTCAATAATACCCTGATACTTGTTATTACTATATAAACTACGTAGTACTTCATCTACTACTTCTTCTGTTACACCAGCATTTTCAGCTGCTCTAGTTCTTTGTACGTTAGTTATTGGATTACCAGCTGCACCTTCTTCAGCTCCCCAGTTTTCACGCACCTTTTTCTGCATTTCCCATATATCATATGGATCATCTTTAGACAAAGGAGCACCCTGTTGTGCTTCTGAAAGCATAGCATTTTTACTAGCTCTAAATCTTGACTCATTTTGTCTGAGTTCTTCTAGACCTTTTGCTAGTTTTTGTGAATTTATGCTGCTTTGACGCTTACCTATTTTAGTTTTAGCACCACGTGCACCCTTACCGATAAGCATAGTAGCTCCATCGAATACAAGACCTATGCCCATTCCTTCTACGATGTTTTTTACTTTCATCATAATAGGATGGTCGTAGTCCTTAGTACTTAGTGGTGTATCTGCCCAACCATAGTGATCACGTAATGAGCCTAAAGCATTGTGTCCGTCTGATTCTTTTGATATAAGATCAGACACAGCACCAATACCAGCAGCTCGTACTAAGCTAGGAGCACCTAATAATTTAGCAGCGGCTGTACCAGCTAGTGGTATGCCTGCTGCAACAGCACCTTTGGCTGCTAATACTGATGCCCCTGCAAGTGTACCAAAATGTACAACTCCTCTTGCTAGTTTACCCCACCATGTTTTAGTAATAATTGGATTAGCACCACCACCGAATGGGTCAAACTCTGGTTGATAATAGCCTTTTTCTTCTTTTTCTCTTTGCATTTCACCAGACAACGCATCTACTGTACGCTCTGGAAATGTGCTAATAGAAGACATGGTATCTTGTATACCACCTGATATAATAGAACCAGCTTCTTTTACAAGTCCTCTGACACCCCAGTTTTCTTTGTCTCTAGGATCTTCGGATGCTTCTTGTTCTATTTCTTGTTCGTATGCAACCTGTGCTTCATCAACAGCTTCGTTTTCTGATACGATCTGTTCTGGTGATAAAATATCAGCTGATGGAGCGTCATCGTCTGGAAGTGAGTTGACAATTTGATCTATATTTATATCATCTGGTTCCATTCTTATTCTCCATAGTCAATCATACCACCATAGTCGGTAAACCAAAACTCGTCTATAAGTTCTGGTGTAGACATAAATGGTTGATTATGTACATCTTTATCGTCATAGATATCTAACATATCTAATTCGTTAAGGCTGCCCATATCTATTCTTCCAGTACTAAAGTAATTATTTAGACCAGAGTTGTGCATTGCTTGTGCAGTCATTAAAATTTTTTGATTAGTTTCGTTTAGTGTATCTACGTTAAAATCTAAACCAGAGATTTGTTCTAGTTTTCGTATATCTGAAGGTAGAATTTTATATCTACCAAAACCGTTAAAACCATAACCATATTTTATACTTTGTGTTAAAGTATGATTGATTGGTATATTTTCAAAGTTTAATTTTGATTTATTTGTAGCTGATACATTACCAAACTGTGCGTTTTTAGTTTTAACTAAATAATTCTCAAAAAAACTATTACGTTCGTTTGGATCCATTTCATACATACCTCGACCAGTTTTAGTTGCACTCGGCATATAAGTAAGTAACTTTTTAACAAGAGAGTTAGGCATGTCATTCATAACATCAGCTCTTAATCGTCCTTTCTCTTCATTGTAACCTAGTGCTTCTAATCGTTTGTTCATTAAGTCATGAGCTGTAGTAAACCTTAAATCTTTACTAGCTTCTATATAGTACATTGGTATTTTACCACCGTTTGTATACTCTAGTAATTCGTGTACAGGTTCATACTCGTGTATATTAGGATTTGACAACCAGTCATTTTTAGTGTTAGGATCTTTAAGAGCTTTAGAAGCTTTGTATGCAGCCAGAGATGTGTTATACTCCCTACTACCTTCATACGCACCTTTACCACCTTTTAGATAGTATTCACCAAAGTTTAAATTAACACCGGCTTTAGTTTTTACACCACCACCTCTTTCGTTTTTACCAGCACCTACTGCTTCTCCGTCAAGTCTATCTTTTATAAAGTTAAATGCCTGTTGTTGAGCACTTTTAAATGGTACACCTTTTTTAACTAACTCTAATATTTGCTCGTCATAGTGTTCTACAGCATTAGCAGAAATTACACTATTTTTAATATTTCCTGTAGCAGTAGTGTTTGTAATACCTGTGTTAGTATCTATGTAATCAGTTAAGGTTTTTTTACCAGCTTTATAAGTTTCTTTATTTTTTTCAAAGACATCATAGCCTTTTAATTCTTTAGTTTTTTCTTCAGCAACTTTAGGATCATTAAGAGTTTTAATTAAAGCCTTTGCAGTTGGAAACTCTTTGTTAAGTATAGCATGGTCAATCATAGGAATTGTAGCATCATCAACTTGATCATCTTTTGTATGATAATTATTAAGACGATTAAAGTATCTATAATAGTTACCATCCTTAGACACATCTACACCAGCGTCATTTAAAAGGTTTTTAGCATTTTGTATTTCAGCTTTTAAATGTACTTCAGTAGCACCAGCATCTGTTTGATCTAAAGTTGCTATTGCTGCATCTACAACTTCATTTACTTTAGCTATATTTTTAGCTTCCTTTTCTTGTGTTTCTACTCGTAACTGTCTACCAGCTAGTCCTTCTATTTTAGCATGAAAACCCGGGAATAGTTCTTGTAGTGTTTTATTACCAGAACCGTCACGTGCTGAGATACCGTTTATATTAGATATAGCTGCTAAGTCTGTTGATGTAAGTTCACGTTTTTCAGTTAGTACAGCTATGTCTGCGTAAATAGTTTCTAATGCTTTAGTTGTATCTTTACTACCCGTAAGCTTTTGTAGTTTAGCTATTGATCCAGACAAAGGATCTCCGTCAGTACCGAATAAAGCTGCTTTAGGATCAACTTTAGCAGCAGACGCAAAGTCTGACTGCCGTTTAGTTTCGTAATCTTTTTTAGCCTGAGCAAATGTTTCGTTAACAAACTGTGTACGCTCTATCTTATCTGTGTTTTGTGTAGATTTTAACAGCTTAAGTATGTTTGCATTACTAAGTTTATTTTTACCACCAAAAACACCAGCAGTATGATAAAAAGCTCCTTCATGAAAAGCCTTGACTGCATCAAGCTGTCCTATCTGACCAGATGCTTTAGCGTCCATCAAGCTTATCATACCATACTCTGTTGGCACTTTAAAGTCCTGATTAGCAGATAAGTAACCTTGATAGTTTTTACCAAGAGCATCGACTGTAGCAGCACCTTTTGTTTCAAAGTCAGGAACACCTAATGTTTGATACAAAGCAATACCTTCTAGTCCAGCATCTAGACTGTTAGTAACTCTAAAGTCTTCGTCAGCTTTAAATGCTAACTGCATACCTTCTGTGTAAGCTGCGTTACTTTCTACTGCTAAAGCTTTAGTAGCTGGATCTGATAAAGCTAGGTCGTTTGCTTTTTTAAAATTAACATTAGTTTCATTACTCGGATTAAATAAATCTTTGTTCTGTTCAATGCTTATATCTTGCAGCTTTTGGTTTTGGTTTTTTATTGCTTCTTGACTTTTTTCCGCAGACTTTTTAATAGCATTAAGCTTGTCTTTATCTTCGTTGTAAGCTCTTACTTTACCAGCAAACTCACCTATCTGACCTACAAGCTGTCCTAGCTTCATAAAGTTTTGACTTTTCTGGTTAGCTAACGCAACGGCTGTCTGAGCATTAAGGTTATACTGCCTATTGTTTTTAGCAACAACATCAGTAATACCTTTATTAGCAGCTACACCCATATCACCTTTAGGATCTATCTCCATGTAGTTAGTGTCAGCTGTATTAAACATGTTTGAATCCACTATGCTACCTCCTTAAAGTCAACGTCTATAAGATCATAATATACACCGTAAAATCCGTTAGGCATTTCGACTACGGCTTTAGGGTGTGTTTCTTTGACTTCTTGAGCCATGACACCTACAAATTCTCTATCTGAACTTAGATATTTAAACTTGTAGATGTTGTGACCGTCAATAGATGTACCTATTTTTGTAATATCTTTTTTTATTCTTTCATCACTACCAGCTGGAAACAGTCCCATAACTCCAGTAGCTACGTTAAGTCCAAAGCTTAGACTGTTCATTAACTGACCAGCTCTATCTTTAGGAGGCATCATAGTAGGCATACCAAACTGTGGCCCCATGCCTAAGTTAGCATGTTGCTGTTTAATCATGGCATCCTGTCTTCTATCTATTTTGGTTAAAGTCTTCGCTTCGCCTACAGTAGCTAATTGATACATCTTTCTGTCTATCTTTGCAATCTTAGAAAAATAATCAGATGATGCTTTGCCACCGAAACGAGTTGATCTACCACCTTCGTTTGTTTTTTGATTTTGGAAATATTGTCTAGCTAAGTTTTCTTTACCTAACAAGGCTTGACCTTCAGCGTTTTTAGTAAACTCTTGAAAGTCAGCTAAATCACGTGACTTGCCTAAGCCACGGATTGTTGTTATGTTATCTTTAAAGCTAGATTCTTTATTCCATTGTTTAATAGAGTCAGCTCTAAATTCAGCATGTCGTCTATTATTTTCGACTCGGGCAGCTTCACGCCTACCCGCATTAGGATCTGGTGCACACACGGCAAAATTCTATAAAGTATAAATTGTTTGGTCCATGTTTAAACTTACGTAAAAACTTGAAGCCTAAAAATTTGAGTAATTTTAAATGTACTGTATTTCTACAGTCTACTATGTTCCACAATAAAGGCTCAGTACGGCTATCGACCCACCGTTTAGCTTCTCTTGCAAATGTAATTGGAAAGTCGTGAATAGCTGGAGTGCATAGCATCCATATTTCACCACCTTCTCCGACTCCTGCTAGTCCGGCAGTCTTGCCGTCTGGTACTGTGAAATACACAGCAGAGCCAATCCTTGCCACTCGTAATAGTTCGTCCATAGGATCTAGCCCATGGCCTTCTACGACCTCTCTGAGGTCATCTGGGCGTAGGTGAGAGGCCACCTCTTTGGCAGCCTCCTCTGTAATTGGGTGTACGTATTGATCTAATTTAGACACGTCTGTAATATTTGGGTGAGTAGTCCCCCTCCCATGACACAGCTCGTAGCGTGGATGGTGCTGGGTGACTTGATTTAAGTGTAATATCTACGTTGGTATTCTTTTCATATACCGGCACAGTTTTTATAAACTCTTCTAAGTAAGGTGCATCTGACGCATCATACTCATCTAGCTCTGTAGATTCATATACTTCTGTGTAGTCAGATTTACCAACACGTGAAAGAGTTGTTTCATATAGACCTATCTTGCCAAAGTGAAACTTAACTCTATGTACTACAAGTGATGAGTTAACATCAGCTCTGTTAGCTTCGCCTTGCTGTCGTGAAAGATAAAATGTAGGAAATGATACGCTGTACTCGTATAAGTATCCTATTGTTAGTGTTACGCCAGACCAGTCTCCCGGTAAAGTAAAGCTAGTTGTACTTGTAGATGTAGGCTTACCATATCTACCTACACGTGCAGAGTTAGTATTAGTATCTATAACAACTAGGTCATAGTTAGGTGTGGTTACACTAGGTAGCCAACTAACACTACTAAATGTAGTTAGGTTTGTAGCTGCACTAAAACTACCACCACTGATGGTTGTATAATTATCTACATGTAATAAAAAATCTACATTATCTTGAACTATAGCTGGATCTGATTCTGTTTGTACCAGTCTTACGCTTTGTAAAAAATGGTCAGTATCTAAAAAATAATACTCGTCATTTATAATAAAATGATATAGTAATGGGTTGTTAAATTTTAATTTAAACCATGCTGATTGCTGACGCTTATCTCCTACGTTAAGGTATCTAAAACCTTGCACTGTATCAGAGTTAGTCTTACCCATTATAACTAGATTGTTTTCACGTGAGTTTGTAAACAAGTCTATTTCTTTAGGTAATAATGTAGGCACTACTTGACTTTGGTTTACTATGTTAGGCTCCCCTTCTCTAGCTATGTTAGCCATCTCATTAAATCGGCTAAACTTACCAGAGTCATCAAGGTATGCTATTGTTGTACCTAGTGATACAGGAGGTATATCCTTGTTATAGTTAAAGGTAGATAAACTACGTAACTTAGCTGTATCAGGGTTAAGTACTGTGTCATCAGACGATAACAAAAACTGTTGGTTTGTACTGAATACTACAAGACCTGAGTTAATATCTATACCATCAAATAATTCTGATGGAAATGTAGATGAACAAGATATATCAATAGGGTCGTTAGCACTAACAGTTAATGCTGTTTCTGAAAAGAAATCAGGTGTGCCAAGAGTTCCCGGTCTAGATAGTATCACGTTTTCTCCAGCTAACAAAGCCAACCTGTTACGAAAGAATAATACTTTGTTAACTCGCTTATCTTTAAATGTAGGAAATGGATTACTATTATCATCACCTACCTCTCTATCAGCGTAGGTAAACTGCTTAATAGTAAATGTAGCTATTTCACTAGATGTACCACCGTTAGCTAAAGATGTTCTCTGGATGACTAGCGGCATATTAGTTAGACTTTTAGCTATCCCCGGCTTTGCACATTCTGTCCATGAGCCTGTACCATCCTGATCGTTTAGACCCTCAAATCGTAGGTAGTAATCGTCCTCCTCTGATATTCTAGCATTAGCTATCTTAACTATATATCCATGTTTACATTGTTTAGGTAGTAAAGTAACATCGTTTACTGACGTACCCATACTACGCATCAAATCATCTTCTACAATTTCACAGTTAAATGAACTGCTACTAGATAAATATATACCATTACCTATAATAGTACCAGTAATGCCACCGGGTAATTCTGCTATTATACCACCTAATACTTGGTCCCCACTGACTGCTGTATCAGCATCGAATGGTGTAGGCTCTGGTCTTACTAGACCTAGGTTAGCTTTGACTGTAACTGTTTCATGCTCTAATACTTCTATAGTATATGTAGCAGAGGATTCTCCTTTACCAGAGTTGCCATCTGTACCACTGGTAAGTGTACCGCTGACTGTTCTACCTTTAGCCTGATCCATAGTGACAGTAGTAGTATCACCTGTAGTCCAACCTTCACCACCATGTAATAAAAATATACTTCTAGCGTATGCACATGCAAAATCTTGAGGTGTATTACCTTCACCACCTATATTACCTTGCTGACCACGTATGTCAAGTTTAAATATTAAGTTTTTCTTTGATCCGCTATCTACACTAAATGTCTGTATACCAATACCTCTACACTGTCCAGTACCACCTGACTCATCAAGTGTGTCGGATTGTATTTTTATACGTGTAGCTCTTGTAAAGCTAGTTGTAGAGTTACTGTTATATAAGTTAAGTCCATACTGCCTACCGTTTTCTGTACGTGTTACTTCAACAAATGCAAAATGGTTATCAGGATTTGCAGTTGTCGTACCTGTACTACCTACCAGCGTATTAGCGTTAGTGCTGTCACGACTACTAACAAAGGTAGTATCGTTGATAGTAAGGAATTGTATATTTTCTGCATTGCTTGTTGCTAAATAGTTTTGTATTGCTGTTTGCCCACCAGTACCGTATACTATAGTCTGTGCAACTCCGGGATTATCACCATCAGCTTTCCACATTCTAAGCTGTCCGTCTGCGGCAACTTGTCCTATGTAAGATCCCTCTTCGTCATCACGATGGTAGTGAAACCACGAACCACCTGATTGTACGTTGGCTAAAGGAGTTGTCCCTACTCGTTTCGCTCCCGGTCTTTTGTACAAGCCACGTGTGATGTCAGGTATTGCATTTGTGACATCTTTGACTTGTCCCGGAAATTTTAATTGATCGGGCTGTTCCGATATACCCCCAGTAAAACTAGGAATGGTTTGTGTTACGCTTGCCATTATCGTCTAAGGTTTCTCCAAGGTTGATATGTTTGATGTATTGTATTCTCTGGGAATCCAAACATACTATGATTACCCTGATTACACTCGTACTCCATAAGAGCAGCACGTGCTAAAGCTTCTTGTCCTTGTAATAGTTTGACAAGATTAGGGTTTGCAACCAACTGTGTAGCTGCTTTTGTTGACGCTCTATATGTGATATAACGTCTAAATGGTATAGGTAGGTTTTCAAAGGTGTAAAGTTTTACGACATCTAAGTCGATAGTGGTGATAGATGAGAAGTCATCTGTGTGATCTATCTTATCATACAAGTGACCATCACGTCTGATAACGTCATATATTCTATGAGTCCAGCCTTCTGATACATCAAGCTGTAGCACGTCATTGGCTATAGCTATCTTACCTGTAACTGAATCAGGAGCATAGGCTACGTGTTTCTCTGTGTTAAAATGCCACCCCTCTGCTTGCGTGTCTACGTTAGCATCACGGAGTAGGTTATATATAAATGAAATCTCTGGATTATCAAAAACCAAAGATGTTACTGGTGCTTGACCTATAGCTCCCAGTATAGAGTTCACTGCGGATAGTTCGGTATCGAGGTCAATAGTTGTGGAAGCCATAAAAAAAGGGGGACACGAAGTCCCCGTATAAAAAATAAATTAAGCAAAAGCGGCAGGCTTAGTTGCTGTTCCAGCGAATAATTCAACTGATGCAGCAGGGTTAAGTGCGTCTGCTCCCATTGCTAGGCG